CCAAGAGAATCACTTACTGGTATGTTTCCTTCGTCAAAACCCGATAAACTGGCACTGTAAATTTGTATGTACTTGTCAGTAACATTAACAATTGAACTAGATCCATTAACGTTAAACATCTGACTGTCTAGATAGCCAACTGCTCTTGCACTACCATTTATACTAAGTGTGACGTTTCCTAATTGTTGCGGGGATGCTACTCCAACGTCAGCGTCGACTATACCAGCAGTAACAAAACTTGGTGTTCCGTCAATATCACCATAGGTTTTGGTTTGTGTTCCAATAATACTACCTGTAGTACTCTCTGCTAATGTACCAGTTGTAAATTGTATTGGTTGAATTGTGTTTCTATAAGTTTGTCCAGTAAGGTTTGATACTTCTAATCCTGTTATAGTAACCGCTGGAGAGCCTGTATTGTAATATGGAACTCCAGAAATATACCTATAGGTTCCTGCAGTTTGTTCTGCAATAGTTGCATTTGCTTGCACAACTGTAGGCACATCTAGCATGTCATCTTTAACAAAGTCTACTAGATTGGTATCACCGGCAGTTGTATGACTAAGTTTTGCATCGTTATAACCGACACTTATACCGCTTAGAGCACGTTGCCAACGTGCATCAAAAACCTTTGCAAAGCCTGTTGGATAGGTACTTGCACTTATTTCATCGTGTGCATCACCATCGTTTACAACTATGAGATCTGTATAGGTACCTGCAGCATCACCGTCTGGAGTAAAAGTTACATTACCGGCTTCACTGCCGTTGAACACTGCTGATAAATTTCCTGAAATAGCAGTATTAGCATCAGTTACATTGTTTGTGTTGATTGTTGTGGTTGTAGTATATCTTATAACACTACTACCTGCCGCAACTATGTTTCCGCCACTGTTATCAGTGGCATTAGCTGCCAACAATGGACTTGTACCCTGACTTGAGTCCTGCAAACTAAGAGTTTTCCCGCTAAGTGCAGTTGGTGCAGTCGGGTTTGCATTGATGGTAATATAATTTGTTTTTGTTTCTGTATCTGTTTGTGCAATACTAACAGGAGTTCCTGATGATGTAAGTGCAACTGTAAAACTGCTCACAGTTCCATAACTGTTTGTAATATTTGCGGCTCCTGGTGTTCCTGCACCACTTGTTATGTTGCCTGTGGTATTACCATCACCAAATGTAAAATTTGTTGTTGTAACATTCTGACTTGTATTTTGAAATGTAACTAAACCTCTGTCAGTTGTGGACAATCCTGTTCTATAATCTGTGAACAAATATCCATCTTGTGCAGTATCACCTGTTCTATCACTGGCTATCACTGTTGTTCCGGTAAAAATACTGCGTATATCTGGTTCAACTGTGATTGTGATATTTCCAGCATTAAAAGGACTGTTGGTGCTTCCGTTTTCTGTGGCTAGTTGTACTTCAAAAGTTTGTGCAGTTCCGCTTGATTGGTTTCCGCTGTCTAATGCAAAAGTATGATTGATAGGTGTACCAGGGTTACCCGCAACACCAGTTTGAATATTTACTGCATTAACGTTTCCGTCACCCCAGGTCCAACGATATTTTTGTTGTGAGCCAAATACTGCGGTTGTTCCAGGATCTGTTGCAGTACTGTTTGTAAATTGTACTACACCACCTGATGTAGCTTCTTCATTAATCACTGTTGTTACGTTAGCACTTGACAATGAAGTATGGTCACTAAACACATCTACAACACCTGGAGAGCTATACACAGTAACTGGAGTAGGTCCAGCAGTGTTTGATGTTCCTGCTAACACAATTGAATACTGTGTATCACCACCTGCGTTGGTATAGGTATTGGTAAGTGTGGTCCATCCAAGGCTTGGATTTACATTTGCCGCTCCGTCGCCCCAATCCAGTTCGTAACTCGAAGTAACATTGGTAGATGAGTTGGTAATTTCAGCGGCAGTTCCGCTGTCTATGGTGCTATCAGTTATAGTAAAACTTGGTGCCGGTGTTGGTGTGTAAAGTGTTATATAATTTGTGCGAGTTTTTGAATCAACAGATCCTTTTGCACCTAAACTTACATTACCTTCATAGGTTCCATCTGGATTATAAGCAGTAAAAGTTACAGTAAACTGACCACCATCTGTGTTAGCATAGTTATTTGTTGGATTTTGAGATGTACTTGTGTTACCATCGCCAAAATCCCAAAGATAAGCAGTAGCATTGCCAATAAATGTTCCAGTAAAATCAACTGCCATTGGACTTGGACCAGCCAAAGGTGTACCTGTGAAATCTGCTTGTCCAACAAAAGTGCCGTTAGCAATGTTTAAACTAACTTGATTTAAATCATCTAGTCCATCAGTAACAACTGTGTTCGCAGTCCAGCCATCGTAGGCAACATTTGATGTAAGGTCACCATCAGTTGGCGTACCAATTTGAATAGTATTACCAAGAAGAGCATCTACGTTTGCACTATCAACCCAACTTAAAGATCCTGAGCCATCAGTTGAGAGTATTTGTCCTGATGTGCCTCCGGTTAGTATTACTGCACTGTTTGCGCCAAGATTAACATTACTGCCACTTAGATCTAAGTTACCTTCGGCACTAATTGCATTTCCTGCGATCGAAATGTTTGCAATGTTACTACTACCAGCAACATCTAGTGTGACTGTTGGAGTGTTACTTCCGATGCCAACACGATTGTTATTAACGTCAACAAAAAATGTATTTGTGTCAATGGCTAGATTAGCGGTTCTCTCAAGATTATCTGCGAGGGCTTTACCAGTGACTCTTGCAATTGCCATTTATTCATTTCCTTAAACTTTGCAGTATTTATCGCACTGTTAAGGTGTGTTGCCAAGTCCGTGAATTACGTTTATCGGTTCGCCTGATAATGGTGCACCTGTGAACGTGATATCATTTCCGCCACCAGTGATGCTATAGGTAGAGGGTTGTTGGTATATGTTGGAAATAAACACAATGGTTTGATCAGCAGCACTTACTGAAGTACTAAGAGTAAATGTTAGTGTACTGTTATCACCTGTAAAGTTATCCACTGTAATATCAGCTTCGCCACTTTTTGCAACTTGCTGAAACACAGTTCCGTCAAAGTATTCCATACTGCCTGTGCTGGTATTATATCTAAAAACTCCAAAAACAGGATCAGTTGGACGTTCATTGGTAGCACCAAAAGGAATACGGATACTGGTAGAACCTGATGGTACCTCTCTGTTTTTAAGAAAAACTCCAGTTGCCATATTAGATACTTGTATAAGAAGTTACAGAGTTTACTCCACTTGCAACGTTTGCAATAACTTGTACAGTATCTCCGTTTTCAAGCAGAAGTTTTTCTCCACCTGAATAGAGTTGATAAGAATCAGTTGCAGCAATGTCTAGAGTTTTTGCAACTAAGTTTATGTTACCAACACTATCACCACTTGGGACAATATGTATATCAACATTCACTGCCGCCGCTGTTGCATTTGTTAATGCAAGATAGGTAATTGCAGTATTGTTTGTGCTTGTATAAACTGTTGTTGCACTGTTACTAACGTTTGCGGTTTGTATTGCCATTTTAGTTCCTTAAAATATAATTCCAAAAACAATTGCTTTGCTTTTGCTTACTAGTTCATCTTCGGTTGATCCGTCCACAAAGTAAACACCTGTTCCACCACTGCCTGCTACATTACCGTATAATACTGTTGTGTTTGCAACTGATCCAGGCGATGAACTATCTGCTAATTGTAACCCTGCGGTAAGATTGATGTTACCAGCAACATTAAGTTGGCTAGTGTCAGTGAAAGTAAAATTTGCACTTGCACCAAAACTTCCTTCGTCATTGAACTGTACTTGAGTATTTGCACCAGCAACATTGCCAGCTTCCGCAGTTCCAATTTCGTTCCAAGTACCTGATGTACCATCAGTATCCGTTGACGTGCTGATTTCCCATCTGCCATCTGTGTTGTTAAATCTCAAACCGGCATAAGTGGTTGCACTTTTATGAGTAATAATACCAGAATTTGATGAGTAAGTTGCAGTATTACTATCATTGAGCAATATAAAAGGATCTTTAACATCAAGTTGCTCGGTATTGATATAGGTTAAATTTCCACTTACTTCTAAGTTACCAGTAACTGCCATAGCAGTGGTTTGAATTATAACCCTGTCACCATTATTGATGGTTTCAATATAGTAATCGCCGTCGATTCGTTTCTTTGTATTCATAATGGACCTCTAGCAGTATTTACCATTTCAATAAAGCTCTCCATTGATAAGATTCTAAGGTTGTCTATTTTACTAAACTGTTTCACAAAAGCACTTTCTATGCCTTCAACTCTATAAAATCTTCTGTCTTTGAAATCTTCTGTGATCAACGTTACAAGTTGGTTAACCCAATTTCCTGGAAATGTAGGCGGGTCAAGTTCTTTTTTATAAAATTGCTTGTCTACATATACATTATTGAACATGCCATTGGTGGTTCCAAGATCCATACCTATAAGATAGATGTCGCTGTGTCCATCAATACAGGCAAGAGCCGCACAATTTGGTCCACTGCTAAATCCTTTATACTGGTTATGTAAACTTTTTCCGCCTAGTTCTAGAATTGGCTTTCTAGTATGGAACCTATTGTTTTGTGCATATCCACTTTGTTGGATAGCATCAGCTATTGGTCGATCTGTCGCTACAAGGCAGTCAGGTGTAAAATCTTTGCAAAGCCAATTACATCCATATGTTGCACCAAGAGGCGACAACTTTGTCAAATCAACA